AACCGAAAGCATAACCACCATCTCCAAAATAAACAAATGTTCTAGCACCATTGCCAGCTCCCCCGAACCTATCTAAAAGTACGTATCCAGTACCATAACCATAACCATCTATTTTAATTTGATAGCCGTCTGAATCAAATCCTGCGCTAACTTTTAGATCATATCCATTTATAACTATTCCCACTTTTGTACCTATTGGCGGTTCTACAGGCAAAAGAGCTTCTGGTGTAACAGGGGCAAATTCAGGAGGCCCTGAACTAAAATAACCATTTGTAACAAGATACCCTCTATTTGGATCTAATTGAATAAATGGAGCCACGATAAAACCATATCCACCACCTAAAACAAAATCATTAACATCTATTCTGCTGTAAGGAAGTCCTCCTCCACTACTACCACCACCAACTTCAGCTGTAGCAGGGCCTGAAGGTTTTGCAGGTGCATTACCTAAAAAATAAGATAGCTGTTCTATCTCATTAAAAGTTTCTCCTTGAGGTTTATATTGAGCGTTTAATTGTTGAATTACATTATTAATTGCTCTTACAATTTGTCTTTGATTACCAGCATCGTATTCTTCTGTAGGATCGGGAACTCTAATTGTAATAGCCATTATCTTCTACCGTCCGGTTGTATATCAATTCTAAGTGTACCATATCTCCAATTTTCACCATCTTCTGCACCAGGGTTTTCAATTTTTATACTTAAAAATCTACCTCTTGCTCTTGTATCTTTTTTCTCTGTTGTAGATGTAACATCAAAAGAACTATAGGTTGATGCTGTTCCAGTATCTGATGGATATCTTTTTAATGTTAATGTAACTTTAGCTGTTCCATCTAAAATTTTAAAATCAGGTATAAATCTTCTCATAGATAAAAATACTTCTCCATCACCTATCTGTGGATTTGATATATCAAAATCGAATGATTCAATATTAGATGTAATTCTAGTTATACTACCATTTAAGTTTTCTTGATCTACACCTACCTCATGATTGTATAAAATAGTTTTACCATATCCGTTTGGTGCTGCAGGCTCACCTATAACCTCTGGAAAGTCTCCATTTGTAGTGTTGTCAAAATCTGTTGCAAACGGTTTACTAAATACATTTGAATCGGCCCAAGAAGTTCTCGGTGTATTCCCTGTATACCAAACACCTTCTGCAAAATTAAATATTACATATCTATCATTATAATCAGCTGATGAAGATGGATAGTCCCATCTAACTTCTGTATATAAATTATTTACACCTGCATAGATTTGTTGACTTTGAGTTGTGTCAATATCATCATAAACATAATCTTCTACAGAACAATCAATAGTTTTAACTGATCCATCATATTTAAAAAATCCTTTATCACTTAACCAATAAGCAACCCCATCAACTTCTACAACTGCATTCTGTCCAATCAAGCCACAGTTAGTACCTACTTGTTCAAAACCAAATACGAATGGACTACCTATGTGTCTCATTAAATATAAAGCGTTATCTGTCCAAATAAGAATTGCTTCTTTTGATTTAATAGCACCTACTATTTTTGTACCATCTTGAATTCTTTGTGAACCGGCAGAGTTACCTGCTGTAATATCATATGTGTTTATTTCTTCTTGTGAAGAAAATCTTACAAACATATCATCTTGTGTTGATGGAATACCAACGGTTGTTTCTGTACCCATATGAATTAAGTGTCTTGTAGTTGGAGACACCATAGTAATTCTAGTATTTGTTGGGTTTAAATCTGTTTCAAAACCTGTAGTTAATATAGACGCTCGCTGCCCGAGTGGGTTACCAGCGGCAGGATTCCATGTAAATGTTTTACCATTTAAAACAGTTGCAACTAATACTTGACCAAAGTTTGATAGTGACCATAAACCAGGAGGAGTATTGACACCGTTTGTAGATGCATCTTCACCCCAATTATTAGATCCACCCCAAACTCCTGTACCCCAACCAAAAGTAAATTTTTGTATTTGGTTACCAATAGTTTCTAATGGAATAATAGAACAAGAACCACCTGGACCTGCATTTCCTGTAGCGTTTGCAACTGGTGTAACGGTAAGTTCTGTGTCTGATACAATTGTTTTTACTTCATATAATTTATCTTCAAAATCAGAATCTGCATAACCTGTACCAACAGGTAAGGTTACATTTTCAAATTCTATTATATCTCCTGCAGATATATTATTAATAGATGTTGTTGTGATTGTTACAACATTAGAACCTGAAACAGTTGTGAAAGTACTGTTTTTAAATTCATCAATTGTAGCTGGAAAACCACTACTTCTATATGGTGTGATATCGTAAAAATTATCTTCGTAGTAAATTAATAAAAATTTATCTGTTCCAATAGCTAAATATTTATTACCATCATTACCTCTAAATGGATGCAGTCTTCTTGATACAGAAGAAATACTTTCTCCACCTTCTGCTTTCCAACCACCTACTTTTTCTGGTAATGAGTATCTAAATCTAACATTGTCACCACCTATATAACGTGCGACCGCTCCAACCTCAGAGTTTTGTTTATCGAAACCTGGTTTGATTTGCCATTTGCTAAGAGGCATTTTTACCTCCTATATATCATCTTTGTAGGTCCATCCTACAGTTGCATTTACATAAACTAAAGTAAAATTTTCATTGTCTGTTGAAACAGTTATATCTCCTGGAGCACCTGCAATATTTTCAGCTCCGGGAGCAACAGTTAAAGCATTAATGCTGTAGTTTTGTCCACCATCAATAAAACTTACTTCTGAACCAATAGAAGGACCTGTTGGTAATGTGATAGTTAAAACACCACCTGATGTGTCACAAATAATTTGATCTCCATCTACAGCTGTATAAGAAGTAGTTGTTGACTTGTAACCTTTGTTTATCATCCCTTGATTTACATTAGTTCCGTCAGAGTAAAGTAAAGCTTTTGCACCTGTTGCTAAAGTAACTCCAGTTCCTGAAAAAGTTTTAACAGTTAAAGTATAATGTGATGCTGATCTATCTGTTGCATCTTCTACAACAAAAACTCTTTCTGATGAGTCAGGCATAGTTACAACTCTATTTCCTGTTAATGTTCCAGTTAATTTAAAGTATAAATTTTTACCGTTTGAAGTAGCACCATCTGTTAATACTAAATTAACGTCAGCTGCGCCTACAGCTAAGCTTAAATATCCACTCGCTGCTTGCTCCAAGATTTGTAGATTCGTGTTTGTAATATTACCCCATAGACCAGATTTTTCACCGGTAACCATAAGTTCTAATTTTATATCATTTGAATAACTTGATGCCATATTTTATCCTATTCTCCAGGAGAAGGAGAGTTGATAGCTGTTCTAATTGTACCATCCATATACTCGTCTCTTCTTCTTCTACCTTGTTGTTCTATACCATATGTAGCCATACTTCTACCATAAGATTGTTCGTATAATTGTAATAAATCTGTTGGTCCTTTTAAATAACCGTAAGTTTCAGCTAAACATGCATACAATATTAAATCTGGATAGTTTGTAGATACATAAGTTGTAGTCGCGTCACTAGCTGTAATTGTGTCTGGTTGCTTGACATATGCAACGTGGCACACGTAAGCAGCATCGGGCGTCGGGGCTAAAAAAATAGTAGATGCATTTCTGTTAGCATAGTATTTTGGAATATTATTAGGTGCAGCTGCCGCTGTACCAGGTGTATTGTAATACTCTTCCATGAAAGAAGTATCTCTAAGTTCTAAATTTTTTCTAACAGCTGGTGTTTCATTTGTATCATTAATGTAAATATATCTTATAAATCTTGTATTAGCTGGTGCAGCAACTTCTCTATTACCTGGAGTCAAAGTAATTGTATCATAAAAACGAGCGTCATCTGTATCTGTTTCTCTAAATATTCTAGCTTCAGCATTTTTTACAATAGTTGTAAGAACAGCATTATTTAATACTGTATCATCTACTTCTGTGTAACTTCTAATGTCTGATTTTAATTCTCCAAAATTCATAATTATGCCTTAAATACTATAGGTCCAGCTGAACACTGTAAACCTCCTCCATTTTCCCTTGTATTAACATTTTGAAACGTAGTAAAGAAAAAACTATTCTCAACTGTAATGGTTGATGGTTGACCAGGATTGGGAATAGTTGATGAAATCATTGTTATATTGAAAGCTCCAAACACTCTAGCGCCAGTACTATGAGAGCTAGCTGTTGTATTTGGTGGAGTTACACCTCTAAATTTAGCAGCTGTTCCTCTTACGCATCCTGTTAATTGATTCCCTACTTTAGCTGCATATGAAATAGTTTCATTTTTAAAAAGTAAAGTTACAGGGTCTATTTTTTCTATCGTAATATATCCAGTTACAGGGAAATAAGTTGCATCAGTTAAATTTATAGTAGTTGTAGAATCATTTATATCTCCATCTAAAGTAGTTTCTAGCTGTATTGATTCTATGTTTGATCCAGGAATTGGACTTGTTAAATTAGTAAATCTAACCCAATCATCTGTTTCATAACCACTGTTTGGAAAATTACACTCTAATACATTAGTTGGTAGTCCTAAAGAACTTAATGCTGCAAAAGGGTTTTCAGGTAATAAATCAAAAGTTGGTGGCTCAGTTCTATCAGGTCTAGCGTTTTGTAAACCTTGTGGGTCACCACCGATTGGTATTGGATTTAATTGAGGTTGTTTAGGTTCAAATTCTGAAATGTGTACAAAAGCTCCATTCCATTCTCTTACCATTTCATTATAAGGAAACTGCATTCCTGATCGATCAGAGATTGCTAATGCGTGTCTGCCTTTTGATAAATTAGTCATGTATTAAATCTCCGGAAAATAAGTTCTCGGTGTTACAAATAAACTAGAAGAAGATCCATCATTTTGTAATGCTCTTTGTAATTCTTCTTCATACAATGCTTTTAGAGCTTGAACATTCTCTGGTTTAAATTTAAGTGCTAAATAGTATGAAAGTCCTGCTACCATACAAGGTACAAATCTGTAAGGTACATCTGCATCATTAGTGTAAACACCTACATCTTGAATTCTTGAAGCGTAATAATAGTTAATACTATTACCTGCTTCAGTTGAACCTGGAGTTAAGAATAAAGTTATTGTTATTCTGTCAATAAATCTTTGAACAAAAAATTGTGTGGGTGAACCCTGTTGTGATTTATCTGCAAAAGATTGATAGATTGATCTATTTATTTTAGTTAATGGAAAATCTATTCCTTGTTGATTCCTGTAAGAAGCTTCTAAAATATCATCAACTCCATAAACAGCATTAGCATCTGAAGTACCATCTTCAGGTGATCTATACATCGTATAGACGTTTTGACCTTGTACTAAAGTTAAGTTATTGTTTTTTATTTCCCAATAATGAAGACCTCTATTGGCCCATTCTTGAAACATTATGTTTAACGATCTTCGAGCAGAACTTAATTGTTGACCGGTAACACCAGTCATATTTATTCGTTCATACGCTTCGTGAACTATATCATCTATAGAAAAACCTTTTTCAAAGGTCGTTGTTCCCGAAGTAGTATTAGCCATGAGCTTACGCTCCCGTAATAGTTATAGTAACGCTTCCGCCTGCTCCAGCTAAATTAAAAACAATTCCTTCTTTAAATAAAATACCAGAACCTGGAATATATACTTCTAAACCTTCTTCGCCATAATTATAAGTAGCTACAGGTGCTCCGGGTGCTGCTGCATTTGCAGAATTATAAAAAACTATTGTAGAGTTTGCTATTCCTTTTCCTTGAATAGAAGTAATTCTAGCTCTACCTGTTTTACCTAAAGTATCTGCTCCGACTGTGTCGAAGGTTAAGGTTGTTTGATCTGATGTTGCGCTTCCTGACATATTTTTTCTCCTTTAATTAATTTTAAACCGGTGATCCTTGTACGTTTAAAGTGAAAACATAAATACCACTATCATCTGTTCCATCACTCACTGAAAAATTCCAGAAAGTTTGATATGAATCTGGTGAATTACGGTCATATGTAAAATTCAAAGCTTCAATATCTGCTGTAGATATTTCTTGCCCTACGGTTACATCAACACCTGATAACTTTAATGTTCCATCAGCTGGCAGAGATTCAACAGTAATATTAGTCATTGGAATTCCTTCAGGATCGCTGTAACCAAATGCAGCTTCAGCACTACTACTAAATTCAGAAAATGCATATGGATCTGGGTCTCCAAAAGACATAATAGATGGACTTTGATTTTGTGCAGTTGGTGCAATATTTGCTGCTCCAGCTTTGCTATTATCTTCTCTCGGTGGTTGTGTTTTGTATGGATGCGATACAGGAAGTTGCCCCTGTAAACCATATTTCCATGCTAAATAACCTTCACATTTTTCAATGTACGCTTGAGAATCTGTAAAACCATTATCTTCAAAACAAGCCATAATAAACTCAGCCATTTGACCAGCTAATTGTCTATTACCGGCAGGTTGAGCCATCAGTTTTGCTGATATTCTTCTTCCTAATTTATCAACATTATAGCCTCCGCTTGTACCAACGCTATTTCCATCTATTCTAGCTCTTACGTTTGAACCTGAAAAATCAAGATCAATTACAACTATATGCGGTCCTGAATAAGGGCCTCCTGAAAAACTAAAACCACCTCCAAGACCACTTTGAGCATATTTTCCAAGATACTCAGTAGAGCTGTCAGCTTCTATTTTAAAATCGTTTCCACTGGCATCTATAACACTGAATATAGAATCGGCTGTTTGATTTACTGCTCCTATATCAACACAAGTAACAACAGTAAGATTACCATTACTTGGTTTTGCAATATTATCTTGATTTGATGCTAATCTTTGAGGATTTGTAAATTGTAGAGCAGGCACACCATTTATATTACCACCAGTAGTTGGAGTATCAGCTCCACCATCTGATTGCATAGCAAATTTAGTATTATCAACTAAATTATTCCAAGTTGTAACACTGCTTCCAGCTGTTATTAAGGAAGAGACAACGTCTGCTCTAAACCAAGCTTCTAGAGGATCAAACTCAGCTCCAAAAATTTCTTCACTACTTGGTAACCAAAGGTTTTGTCCTACGTTTCTTATTCCAAATTGTATTCTTTTATCTATCATAATTTTACTCTCCTTAATTTATTAGTTAATTATTGTTTAAGATTACTGATAATCTTTACCAATGTTTGCTAATAAACTAGTTCCATCATTATAAACAGTTACGACATCAATGTCGCCTGCCGCTAATGAAAGATCTGGAAATCCACCTGGGAAAAGACAACTTGTGAAAGCACCTGTACGTCCACCTGTTCCGTCTTGAGTTATTGTAATAACTAAGTTTCCACCTGTTGGAAAATTTGAAAATGAAAAAGTTGCGTTTGTATCTAATGTAACTGCAAACTGACTTCCTGTTGAATAATCAACATCAATCGCTGCTGCAGATGTTAAAGTTACAACTGGATCATCAGGATCGACATCTCCGAAACTTAAAACTCCTGCTCCGTTAGTAACTAAAGCTTGACCTGAAGTACCGTCTAAAGCAGGTAATGTAAAAGTTACGTCAGCAGCTGCTGCTGTTGATGCTTTTAAAGAAACTAATTTTCCATTAGTTTTATTAAGTAATTTAATTTCTCCGTCAGAACCTTTTGATGTAGTTGTTTCTTCTTTACCAGCTACGATTGGTCCTGAAAATGTAGTTCTTGCCATAATTTTATCCTCCTAATTAATAAATACAGTCTTTAGGCCGTCGACTATATGCGTCTGTATTTTTTTAAAAAATATATAGTGTGATTTTTATACAACAGTTTTAGGTAGAGTGCAAGAGATCCCGTAGTGTGGAGTGAATTTTTCCAACGATGTAGCTTTTATCTTAAGAAGCCACGGAAACTTCTGGAGCAGAACCTTCAATCGTGTTCTGTCTATGGGCGATTTGAGCTTCTTCTAGCTTAATCTTTGTGATGATTTCTTTGACTTTGTCGTCAATTCTAACCATCTCAAGAGTGTATCTGTTATTGTCCAGATGCTCCTGTTCCCACTTCAACTCCAAGGACCTTTTTGCTTTGTATAGGTCTTGTATCATTTATAACTTCCTCATAAGTTATTCTATTTATCTTGTCGTCATAACTAACTCCAAGATTTTCCCAAACTATACTATTTTCTCCTAGCTTGTCAAGGATTGATTGTTCAAGGTCAGTCGGGGAATCTTGTGATTCTACTGTAAATTTAGCGTGATGATTATACGCCCAGATATTTACTTTAAATTTTTTCATTTATTCGTAGTTTGATATTTCTTCTTTTTTAGCTGTTAAAAAACTTATTTTTTCGTTTATCAAATCTACTTTAGCAGGTTTAGGATTATTTTCCAATAAACTTTGATTTCTTTTAATACCTTCTTCTATTCTTTGTAACATTCTTTCTTTATTTCTTGGTCTCCAATTAGGATCTTCACTTCTCTTTTTTAAAGCTTTGTATATTCCCATTTGAATTTTCTGTTCGATGAGGGGCGATTAACGCCCCTCAAAAATTTAACTATTAGTTACCTGCAGAAGCATACATACCTCTTGGATCTGAGAATCCAAAAGAGTATCTTTCTCTTGCTTTGTATCTAACGTTTCCAGTATCAAAGTCACCTTCCATTGAAGTTTTGATAGGTGATCTGTTAAACATCTTCATACCGTTAGGCACGTCAGTTTTGATATAGAACGCATCTGTATCAGTTAAGTAATGGTTAATTACATAACCTTGAGGTACCATTCCTCTAGATACGATTGCATTGATATCGTTATCTGCTGTTCCCGTTCTACCTTTTGATTCCATTAGTCTCTCTGCTGTAAACTGCTGGTTAGGGTGAATGATCATTTTCATTCCTCTAGCAGCGATTTTTAGACCTCTTTCATCAGTGAAAGCAGAAATATCAATTAGAGATTGCTCTAATGATGTTTCGTTAAGGTCAGCAGGAGTTTGCAATTGGTTAGAGAACGTTCCAGCTAATGTAGGGTGATTTACAATCGCT